TTTAGGCTTCACAACGGTTAATGGTTTATTAACCACGTCGATCATCCCGCGCTTTAACGCCTCATCAGCCAAGAAAGAACCACCTTGACCAAATGATTTGTTAACCTCTTCTTGTTTAATGCCACGCCCTGAAGCTATGGCATCAACAAATAAATCATGTATTGCGTCTAGCTCTTCCCGTATAACTTCAACGCCTTCATCAGTTTTGGCATCAGGTCGTTTTTTGGGTGCTTTTGTAGACGTAATAGAAATAACATCATTACTAACGTGCATATCAACGGCCACACCGATACTGCCAACTGTTGAACTTTTATTAGATGCTGTAATTGAATCGCTTTGACTGGCAAGACCATAAGCCGCTGATGCAGCTTGATTAATTACTACTGAATTAATCGGCTTGCTAAATGATTGCATGTTTTCGATAGTGTCAAATAAGCCACTGACTGAACCACCTGGGCTATCAATGTTCATTTGAACTGAAGATATTTTTTTAGATTTTTCTGCGGCTGCAAGTGCTGAATTTATTTCTGAGTATGTGGTATTACCACCACCAAAAAGCCAAGCGATAAAATCAGGTTTATTGGTTAAAACGCCTGTGACATTGATGTTTGCAACTTCACCATCAACAGTCATTATGCGCGAATCAGAAGATTCAATTTCACCGAACGCAGTTAATTGTTCATCAGATAATTTAATATCTGAATCATAAAACTTTTGAAGCTTTTCAAGTGCTTTCTTTTCAATGAGCCACATATAGAACCTCTATGTGGCATATTCAACCATACTAAATAAAATTGATCAAATTTTGATCAACTAAATATCACCGCCTACAAACTGGGTATATGTGAATGAAGCATTAACACCAACAATATCTGCAACCATTATGATTCTTGTACCGTCCAAATAGCCTTGGCCAACAATCGAATTCACATCAATTTCTTCACCTGGCGCTACGGCAAAAGAATCAACCAAATCACCATTTGCGCTTGTATCATCAGGAGAAATATAGAAATTTAATAAAACATCACTCGCCGCTGTATTAAAAACATTAAACGCCTCAACGCCAATTTTGCCTGTAACAGTATGAATAACCGTATCGGATGCTAATACAGCAACAACCCCAGACGTGTTTTTCGATTTAATTGTCATCCTAAACCTCGTTATTGGTTGGTACTATTAAAATTCTGACGTGAGACAACACTACAACGCTTGCACCGCTGCCACCAGCTTTGCCGAAATCAACACGGAAATTATGAAAACCTGATTCAAATGTCATTGGAATTATTTTCATTGGGTAAGGATTATCTAAAACGTCTTTTGGTTCCATCCTGAATTCTGTATCAACCAAAACATCATTGATAAAAATCCCAACCACAATGGATCGGTTTGTTACTGATGATCTTGCTTGAAATCCTATATGAATTAAATAGTTACCAGCTTCTATGTTTACAGATTGATCCAGTTTTGTGACTGGGTTTAACTCATAATTCTTGCCAGTTGTTGTCGGTGATAAGCTTTCTATATTTTTTGTTTGAAGTGAACTAACACCAAAAACATCTTTTGCCTGATCTGCCGCTGTTTCTGTTTTTGCTTGTAAATCCCAATGATCTGAAATAGTTGCGCGTTGAAATTTTATATCAACGCCATACCCTGTTGTTTGAGCGTTTGGCTGATCAACGCCATCAAGCCTATAAAACCCGTCAACATTGGCATAACTTGGTGAATTTGCTGGCCAATAATTATCTATTTTTACAAATTTTGTTGCTTGAGAAATTGGGATTGATGCTGTCATTGTGCAAGGCTCATCCCTGTCTGGGCCTCCGTCACCTTCATTTGTAATCGTCACATCATAAATCCAGGCATCAGCATCTAAAACAGGGTTAGCGTTAACGCGATATTCTATAAATTTTGTCCCTGCACTGATTTGTTGAAAGACTATTGTTGAGCCTGCAATAATTGTTGCCAATTCCGCTGATCTATCGGCTGGGGCTAAATCTAAAATATTAATTCTTAATATTGTGTTACCAGTGTTTTTATTCCACTCACCTGAAAGTGGAAGTTGGGCCGCTGCTGTACCAGCAAAAGACCATTCACCACTTACAATCGTGTCACCTGCTGAATTAATCGCATCAAGATAGATTAAAGCCTCTGATCCAACTCTTACAATACCTCGACCAGTAGTAACAACTTTCCAGGCATTTGCGTTTAAATTAACGTTATCAATCACCGTTACGATAGGCACTAATGCGTTTGGTTCTCTAATGATTACAACACGATAGGTCACACCAGCAACAATTTCCGGTGCCCAAACCCTGATTTGTGAAATCCATCCTGATTCGGTAAAAGTATAAAATTGTCCGGTAAAAGTGTTGCCTATTGCGCTATCTGTTATCCATGCTGGCGTTGTTGGAAAAATCCATGCCTCTGCTCCAAGCTTTATTGGGCCAGCTCTTTCTGTTGTGTCGCGGTTGGCTATCATTTGCCAGCCTTCATCCCAAACAGAATCATGCTTTTTATACAATCCTTCAATCCAAACATCTAACCACCGCACACGCTCTTTCAATACGCTGATTATTAAAGATTTAATTTTGCCGGTACTAATCGCCATGAACTTCCCTGTCTATCGTGGTTATATCGTTTTCGTTTTTATTTATTCGAGATTCAAGCTTGCCAATTTGAGTTACTAACTGGCATATCATGGTGTTGGCGTTATCAAGTTGTTTTTGTTGTGCGCTCAATTGAGAATTCAATTTGCCAACTTGGGAAATTAAATCGGCTATAAGATTGTCATTGTTTGAAATTCTTTGGCTTAAAGCAATGGTATTGCTGCCACCACCACCTGATATAATTAAATCTTTAAAATCAATAACCTTACCAACATTCTTTTTTTTGCCTTCAATCCAAACGAACAATTCACCCTTTTCAACTTTTACTTTTGTGATTGAATCGCCTTTGTCACCCTTATCACCCTTCGGGCCTTTATCACCTTTTTGGCCTTGTTCGCCTTCACTGCCCTTCGGCCCACGCTGCCCTTTTTTGCCTTGTAAGCCTTGTTCGCCTTGCTCACCCTGAATGCCTTGCTCACCTGGATTACCAACAAGCCCACGCTGCCCTTTAAATCCGCGCAAACCACGCTCACCCTGGATACCTTGCTCTCCTTGGATACCTTGCTCACCCTTAGCGCCTTCAATGCCCTGGATTCCTTGGATGCCTTGCTCGCCCTGAATGCCTTGCTCGCCAGTATAGCCACGCTTGGGTTTTACAAATGGCCTGATCTTTTTTACGCGCTCAAATTCATCACGAAAATCAACAAGCTCTTTATTGATCTGATGAATGGCAAAAGCTAATTTTTTATCAGAACTAACCTGCATTAGCTAAGCTCTGTTCAGAAAGATATTCATCCAGTGCAGTATCAAGCATTGCGCTATCAATGGCTTTCGTTGTTTCCTCTTCAGTTTCCTGTTGAGCAAATTCTTGATTGAATTCAGCCATTGGCCGCATTGCTTCAGCCATCAATTGATTTTCACGCTTTAATTTCTTGATGTTTTTGGTGAATTTTGTGCCAGTGTTTATCCTTGCTTCTCTGGCATGCGTTGACAATCCTAATTGAATCAATAACTCAGAAGCTTTTCCCGCTTTAACCATATCAGTGCTTGGCTTTATGTTTCCATACCAATCAACAGAAGACCATGCAGCAAAAACCGCATATTCAGTTTTATCGCGCCACGCCTCAATTAATCCATTGGCCTTTATATTCTGGTTCAAAACTTCTGATATGAGCCATTCATGGTAAACGTGCGAACATAGATCATCACCGAAATTAGTCCACACTTTGTTTAAATAGATTTTAAATTCATTAATAGCGGCTTGTGATGCGCTGTAATTATTTGAAAATGCAAGTGTTAATATCTCAGGCGGTATCTGAGTTGCCCACGCCACCGCCTGAATAATTGCCTTCTCAAACTCACCAAAATTTATATCAGTGCCGGTTGAATCAAAAGCAACCGGTTCTTCGCCAACCTGTAATTCCTCCATGATTAGCCCTGGAATATGGCCAGTCATTGCATAATCACGCGAACCTGCCTCATCCTCAACCGCAACCGTATCGCGCCTGATTGCGCCACCGGTGATGGGTAATGTTCCTGGCTTATCTTCAGTTTTCTTCATGAACAAGGCAATAAAGCTATTTACCACCGCCTTTCTTTGTGTCGAATCTCTATAACGATCAATTTCTTTTAAAGATTGAAGAAATATTGATAACAACGGCTGACCGCGCACATCATCAAGGCGCTTATCAGTGCCAAACACCAACCAAGAAAGCTTGCGCCCTGACTTCTCGCCAAAAGCAGGTATGCGCTTAGATTTACCAAATTCAACATTAACCCAATGAGCAACAACACGCCTATTTGCATCCATTTCAACGCCATGAATAATCTCATGGCCTTTTCTTAACGATTGATCATTAAAAGGCGTTTGAACATGCTCACCACGTATTAACTCAACCATCGGAAGTTTTGTTGTTGATGATTGATGTAAAACCACCAACACATCACCGCCAACCAACGCTTCAAGCCTTGCCTGTTCCTGTATGGCACCAAAGGTTTTTGTTTTGTTCCAATCACAAAATCCTGGGGATTTTCCCCACAATAAAAACCTGTTCTCAACCTCTTCAGACCAATCGCTTAGGCTGTCTTCAGGTAAGCCTATGACCTGTTCATCTGGGAAAACCTCTGGTGATAAGCCTGTGTTTATTTCGTTTGTAACCAGCCTTCTAACGATTCCACGCGCATATAAATTATCATGAAACAATTGGTTAGAACGCGCTCTTAATGTCCAGTAATCAATGTCGTATAATTCAGTAGCACCAAAGCCGCCTAAAAACTTATCACCATCAAAATTGGAATTTACCATAGGCGAACTTGTTAACGCTGATGGCTCACCAAACTTTGGCAATAACATCGAGCCTGAATAATCTAAAGGTTTTTTCTTTGAGAAATAAGACTTTATAGAATCAATAAATTTACTCACCAGCTTGGCCTCGCTGTTACAACACCTGAACCATTCAATCTTGCCTCAAGCGTTACGCATCTGTTATACAAACTATCCACAATCTTGTTCATATCTGTAATATCAAAGCGGGTAACTATTTGCCTACTTTGGCCGGTATCAAGCGTATAAGATTCAACACCATGCGCCAATGCTATCAAGGCGTCTTCATAAGCAATTATCAACGCCTTGGTAATTTCAATTCTCGCTTTTATAAATGTCTTATCCATACATCACCTGTTAATTAACACTAGCCTTTAGCAAAACTTACATATTGTGTATAACCATTGTTTTTTTTCATAATTTCTCGTGGTAAATGCAAATTGCAATAATAAAAACCATCTCCAATCGTGTATAAATTGTATTTCATGGAAATTGTTTTTCCATAACCACACTTTTTACATTTTGCACCTTTATGTTTTATCATCATTTACCTTCACATCGTCTTTGAAATATAAAGCCTCAGTTTCTAAATATTCCCAAAATCTAGCCCAATCAATTGTTTCAAGTTCAAACGTTTGGATGCAAACATTCCAAGCTAAAATTTCTGTTGCTGCATATCCGTACCCTAGCAGGTCAAACAATTCATTGCGAGCATTCCCAGGTCTATGCCAGAAGTAACTAACATGCCCCTTATCATCAATTTTTTCTTTTCTGGTTTCTACCGTTAGCTCTTTCAATTGTTTATCAGTAATGTCTACTGGCGCATTAAAATGATATGGCTTTTGTTCGCCAAAATCTTCATACCATTCACGCCGCAATACTGGCCCCATTCTATCTTTGTAATGATCAACCAGTATCCTATAACCAACTGTACCGGCTTGAGTTTTAAATTCTGCGAACTCTTTGATGGTTTGATTTTTTGCCGCCCTATCACGCCCTAATATCGGGAAAACGCCACCGGCATATTCAGAGCAAAACGTTGTAACAGTATCATTAGCGTAACCCGCATCAATCAACGTAATGGCAATGTTATAACTGGTGCCATCATCAGCAATGTAAATTTTTTCTTCGATTAATTCTCTAACCTTATTCCAGACTGGTGAATCAATTTCAGAACAATCTTTATCATCATTTTCAACCTCAATCCTAACGTAATCAATTACATAACAAATGGCATCCTTGCACCATCCCATGATTGACACTGCAAGATTGGATTTGTGAACATCAATTTGGCAAGTTAAAAATAATATCTTTGAACGTGAATAATCTTTAGCGTAATTATTTGGCACTTGGCCAAGCCTATAAATCTGCCTTCTGTGTGATGAAACCTGGCTAAATCGAATTGCTGCGCCTTTGACTTCAAATGGCATTGCCAGAACGTTATTATAAAAAACCTGATATTTTCCAATATCTTTTACTTTCTTCTCATCACGGTCATAGGCTTCAATGTACTGCAAAACATTCTTTGACCAAGGCCGCATCCCAACCGGACTATATAACGCTGGCAAATGGTAAGAACGAACGCCATAACTCACCGGCTTGGCTGTTGCTTTCCAGTGCGCTCCATTTTTAGGGCTATAAAGGAATTCTTTGTCATGGTCATAGTGCTTGTGGCCGCAATTAAAACAGGCATAATGCACTGATTCAGGTAGTAATATTCCGTCCTCCATCTGCCAATCGAAGCCGCCAATGATCCCATTCTCCTTATTTTCCGTGTACCATCTAAGTTCTTGCGGATATGAACAACTTTTGCAAAGCACCATGTATTTGCGCTGATCACCTTTAAGATAATTCTTGTAAATCTTTGAACTGGATTTGATTAATGGCGTAGAACCACGGAATATTTTTGATGTTTCACTATAACCATCAGTTCGCGCATCACTTAACGCATCAGGATCACCGTCACGGCCAACGGTTTCAGGCCAGGCATCAATTTCATCTTTTAGCATTATTGCGATTGAGTAAGAACGCATTTTATCAGCGTTACGCGCACCGAACGGCACAAGGTAGGCACCCTTGGCAAACTGTAAATGATTTGCAGTCTTACCGCTCTTGCGCGTGTTACCTTCGTCACTTGAACGGATGATGTGAGCCTTATCTGACTGCTGAAACATAGGTATCAAGTTGTTCTCAATACGCGCTGTAGCAAGCTCCTTATCCGCTGTCATGTACATCATAGGCAAAACGCCAACATGATCCGCGTAATATAAAATTCCTGATTCCAAGAGTGTTGTGTAAGTGATTTGAACGCCCTTCATAACGTTTACTTCACGCACTGGGCTATTTATATCAAAGCAATCAACAATCTCTTTCATATAAGGGTTTACATCGAATCTGATGTACCCTGGCATTGATGTTACTGATGCTGGTAGGTATCGTGTTTTCTCGTTGTAATCTGATGGCTTTATTCGCTCAACTTCATAAGTGCGATTTTCATATTGCTCATTAACCCAATCCTCACCGATATGGTCAATGCTATACATAATTAAAACATCGCCTGTTGTGCTGTTTCACTGTCAAAACGTTTACAAGCGGCATCGTAGTAATCTTTGTCCAACTCCATGCCTACAAACTCATAACCTGTGTAGTGAGCTGCAATAGCACTGGAACCACTGCCAAGATGGGTATCGAGTATCCTGTCGCCTTCTTTGGCGTAGTTCTTTAATAGCCATTGGTATAACTTAACGGGCTTTTGGGTTGGGTGTATTTTGCATCCCTTGTTTAACTCGTTAGCCTCATGGTATGGCAAGTCTAGGCATTTTGCTGTTCGCTGAAATGATGACCACGCAAGTTCACCATCTGCAAAAGTAATAACCGGCTGACGTTTATACCAAAAAATAAACTCTCTGCATTTTGGGAGCATATTGCTTAACCAGTTATAGCCCCATATTATTTGGTTTTCACTAACTCTAAAAAGCTCTTTGAAATATTCTTGTGTTGGCTTGTTATCATTAACACTATCTAACTGCATACCATTAGAAAACCTATCTTGTGCGTTTCCTTTGGTTTCAATCCCGTATGGTGGATCAACAATAGCCAACTCGAAAGCGTTATCATCAAGCCCCTTTATATAATCCATGCAATCACAGTTTAATAGCTCAATTTTAGGCATTCTTTATCGACCTCTTAATCTTGTCCTGGGCTGGTCTTATCAACGACGACATTTGATCTGCAAGGTAGCTTTCTATCTCTTCAAAATCAGCCCCAACATCACGCATTGCCATCATTCTACGTGTTGCTGTCTTGGCACCATCGGTCAAAATCTTGGTAAAAACCGAATTCATAGGGTCAATGATTCCCCTTAAAACCAATTCACGCGAAACAAGTTTTCCCTCCATCGTCGCGTTTTTTATTCTCTTTTCGCTTATATCTTCTATCAGCTTAACCGCCCGTAGCCAGTCACAAAACTGGGCATCTGATCCATATTTCGCAATCACCTTACTCAATGGCCAATCGTTATAATCTGATATGTCTTCAGGATCGGTATCGCTCACATCAGCAATGACCTTTTCCATTGCGTTCATAGCTGCTTTTTTCTTGCGTTCATTTCGCGCAGCACTACCAACAAGAATTTTTCTTGTGCCATCAGAAATATCTTTATGGTTTTCAGGAGGTGGCTTGCCAGTGTGTTTAATAACGTACTCAATAACGCTGGCATTGTTTAAATCAACGCGCCCACCAACAATGGCTTCTGGGGGAAACTTCCTACACGCCGCTGAAACGGATGATGGCTGAACGCCACACAATCTTGAAAATGATGCTTTTGATATTAGTTTTTCCATGTAAACTAACATTACACATGTTAGTTAGTTGGTCAAATTTTGATCAATTGTTAGTTTGGTGGTGTATTGGGTTATAATTCATTTGCCGTATCGCCTATAGAAAATTCAAGTTGTGCAATGAGTAAACAGTAAGACACTCATGCATGTAGAATCATTGAAGGGCGCACCATAGACTTGAATTAACAAGTATCGCTTTGGCTGGTGGG